AATAAATATAAACAAGAGGTACAGAAGTTTGCTAACGAGCAAGTTGGTAGAAGACGAAGAGATGACTACACTGATGGCGCTGTTCGTATTCCAGTAACCTCGGCAAACCCATAGGAGATTGAAGCATGGCAATAACATCGGCAATTTGTACAAGTTTTAAAGTAGAACTTTTAAAAGGAGTTCATAATTTTACAGCTACAACTGGTAACACTTTTAAAATAGCTTTATACACAAGTGATGCATCTTTAGGTGCAGGCACAACTGCTTTTTCATCTTCTAATGAAATAACTAATTCATCTGGAACTGCTTATACTTCTGGGGGAGCAACACTAACAAGTGTTACACCTACAACTGACAGCACAACTGCAGTATGTGATTTTTCAGATGTAAGTTTTACATCCGCTTCTTTTACAGCAAATGGTGCCTTAATTTATAATAGCTCTGCATCAGGTAATCCTGCATGTGCGGTAATCGCATTTGGTTCTGATAAAACTGTAACAAGTGGAACTTTTACAATTCAATTCCCAACAGCAGACGCATCTAACGCTATTATCAGGATAGCATAAGGAGGGACTCCTTATGTCAGAAACATCAATCTGGGGTGGAGATGATCCTCTCGTAGCGTGGAATCAAAACTCATGGCAATCTAATATAGCAATTGTTCAATTAACTGGTGTATCAGCAACAACATCAGTTGGAAGTGTAGAATCTTTTCCTGAACAAGGTTGGGGCTCTGATAGTTGGGGTTTTGAAAACTGGGGTGAAAGTAGTTTAGATGTATCAATAGACACCGCTGGTGTTGCAACAACAGCAGTTGGTTCTGTAACAGTTTCAGCAGAAATAAATTCAGGTTGGGGAAGACAAGCTTGGAATGATAATGCTTGGGGTATCCAAGGAACCGTATTACTTGATGGTCAATCAGCAACAGCATCGGTAGGATCTATATCACCTGCTGATGTCATGGGAGTCACTGGAGTTTCTGCAACTGTAAGTCTTGGAACACCAACAATAATTGGTAATGTGACTGTTGTACCAACAGGAGTTGCTGGAACAACATCAGTCGGATCTTTAACTCCTGCAGATGTAATGGGGGTAACAGGTCAAGCTGCGACTTCTTCTGTTGGATCTATAACACCTGCAGATGTAATGGGAGTTACAGGAGTATCAGCAACAACGAGTATTGGTGATGTTACTATCTCATCAAATCCTATTGTAATTCCAACAGGTTTATCAATGACATCTTCAGTAGGTGGTTTATCTCCTGCTGATGTAATGGGTTTAACTGGGGTTTCAGTGACCTCCTCTGTGGGATCTTTAAGTCCTGCTGATGTTATGGGACTAACGGGTCAATCTGCTACAGCTTCTGTTGCTATCTTTGGATCTTCAACAGGTTTTGGAATTCAAGGATATTCAAGCGTTGACACAGGTTCAAATTCTTCGTATACAGATGTTGCAACTGGATCAAATACAAGTTATAGTGACGCTGCATAGGAGATAAAATATGGCATCAACATTTAGCCCTTTAGGGGTAGAACTTCAAGCAACTGGTGAAAACGCCGGTACATGGGGTACAAAAACTAATACAAACTTACAATTAGTAGAACAAATTTCTGGTGGATTTGTACAAAAATCTATAGCTGGTGGTGCACAAACCACAGCTCTTTCAGTTTCAGATGGAGCAACTGGTGCGGAACTCGCACACAGAATGATAGAATTTACAGGGACTATTTCTGGAAATCAAATCGTAACTATTCCAAACGATGTTCAAACATTTTATTTTTTAAGAAATTCAACATCTGGATCTCACACAGTACAATTTAAATATGCGACTGGTTCAGGAGACTCATTTACTTTTTCAGCAACAGATAAGGGTGATAAAATAGTTTTCGCATCAGCTAGTCCTGATGCAACAAATCCAAAGATATTAACTCTTGCAATTGGAACTGGTATTTCCGATGTTGTTGATGATACCTCACCACAACTAGGTGGTAATTTAGATGTTAATGGGAATGATATTGTATCGACTTCTGACGCAGATATCGATATTATACCTAACGGAACTGGAGATGTTGTTCTTGGAGCAGACACAGTAAAAGTTGGAGATAGTGGGGCAGCTGCTACTTTAACCTCAAATGGAGCTGGAACGCTAACTGTAACCACAGGTGGTGCAGCAGATTTAATTTTAAACACAAATAGTGGAACAAATGCAGGAACTGTTACTCTTACAGATGCAGCAAATGGAGATATAACTATAGCTCCAAATGGCACTGGTAGAACAAAAGTAACTAATGCATCACCAGGAACTAGTTCTACTCAAGTTGTAACTACTGATGGAAAAGGTATTGTCTTTTCCATGGTTTTCGGATATTAATCTAGAAGGAGAATAAAAAATGGCAACACCGAATCTTGTAAATATAGCAACGATTACCCCTAAAAATGCTATGGGTACTTTATCTGATACAAACAGAACTACTATGATTGATGTCCCTGCAGAGACTGCAGTGAGAATTGATTCGATATTATTAGCAAACATTGATGGAACTAACGCTGTTGATGCAACAGTAGAGATTAGTAATGACAATGGTTCAACTTATTTTGCAATCGCAAGCACAATATCTGTGCCTGCAGATTCAACTTTAGATTTAATTGCAAGACCTATCTACTTAGATGAAACAGATATAATCGCTGTTACAGCTGGTGCTGCTAACGATTTAGCTTTTCACGTTTCTTATGTAGAGATGGTTGATTAATAAATTTTAAGGAGGAAAGAAAATAATGCCAAGAATTATAAAATCAGCAAAAGGAACTTTCAACTCAGCAACTGTAACTGTAGACTCATCAGGNAGAGTCATAGCTGGTGAATCTGGATCAGGCGGAGCAGTTATGACTCCAAAACTTTATGCAACAGGACCTGCTTCAGGAACATATAATTCAAACGGAAATCAAATGATTGCTTACGCTGCCTCAGGAGGAGGTGGTGGAGGAGGAGCAAGCCGAGATGCGGGTAACCCAAATCCAGCTAACCGTAGAGCTGGACCTGGAGGTTTTGGAATCGTAGGAATATTTACATCAGATATTACACCTCCTTTTTCACAACCTTACGCTGTGGGTGGACCAGGAAGTGCTGGTAGTAATGCTCACGGTAACTCAGCCACTGATGGTGCTGCAGGTGGAACAACTAGTATAGCAAATTTATTTTCTCTAAACGGAGGGAATGGGGGAAATAGAACTAATGTAACACAAGGTGCAAACCCTGGAAACCCAGGAACTATTGGAAGTGGAACATTTATTGCACAGCAAACAGTTATAAATGCTAATAACCATGAATTAACTGACATAAGTCAGATTGGAAATCCCTCTGACTTAACTACATTAAGAGAAGGCTTTTTGCTTTCTGCAAATGCTTTTGCAACTGGTGGTGTTGGTGCTGAACAATCTCCTGGTGAAGTCGGTTCTCAATCAGGTAAGAAAGGTGCATTATTAGTTTTTGATAATGGAAGTTAATAATTAAAATGGCAAAATATATACTTTTTCAAAACAGTGAATATTACAGATTAGCTCCTAATGAGACCGCAAGAGATTATTGGATGACAACACCAACTGTANATGCAAAAGAAGTTAGTGATGATGATTATACTAAGGTTGCTCGTTTTTTAAAGTTTCCTACTTATAACACTGATACACAAGAAATATCTTATGAGGATAAAGTTGTAGAAGCAATAACAGACTCAGCGATTGCAAAAAATGCATTATCTTCAAGGGTAGATGAATTAATAATGGCTTTTAGAGATAAAGCACAAGAACATATTAATACAGACCTTGAAGTTCAAGGTATGATTACATTTTTAGAGGGAGTGGACAGAGACGCAGTAGATTCCTTTCCAGAAAACCATTCAGTAGACGATTACATTTACAATCTTCCTGGTTGCCCTCAAATGTATTTTAATGAAATGTATTATTAATTTACTTTTTTAGAAAGTAATATATATTTAAGTTATGAAATTAGAAAGTTATATTAAAGTATATGATAACGTTATATCTCCAAAAGTTATAAGTTCTATTATTAAATATTCAATAACTCAAGACTTTGAAGAAGCTGGAATTGGTAAAAATGGTGAAGTAAATAAAAGTAAAAGAAATGTAAAAACATATTCTTTAATGGATTGGGACTGTGGTTCTAAAACCAAAATACATTGGTGTAATTATATAATGTCTATTCTTATAAATTATTATAGACTTTATGAAAAAGAATTTGCTAGCACTTACAAAACATGTTTAAATTCTATAAAAACTTTAGAAGTTTTAAAGTATGAAACTGGTGGCCATTATAAACCACATGTAGATCATTTTGAGGGGTTTCCTAGAGTTTTATCTGCCATATTATTATTAAACGATGATTATGAAGGTGGTGAATTAGAATTTTGTAATCCAACAACATCAAAAGTTTCTGTAAAAGTAGAATCACAATCAGGCAGATTAATAATTTGGCCAAGTTGTTTTTTATACCCACACGGGGTAAAACCAATTATAAAAGGAACAAGGTATTCAATAGTGTCATGGGCGTCATAAGAAAAGATTTTAGATATAAATTAATAAAAAATTTTCTTTCAAAAAAAGAACTTGAGATAGGCACACATTATTTTCATCTTTTACATAAAAGAAATGAAAATAGTTTTGATCATATACAGGGTGGTAACTGTGATTCTATGTTTAATAATGATTCTTTGACAGACACTCTTTTAATACAAAAGAAAAAAATAATGGAAAAAGAAACGGGTTTAAAACTTTTTCCAACTTATGGGTTTACAAGATTTTATACTTATAACTCTAATTTAGAAAAACATATAGATAGATCATCTTGTGAGATATCTGTTTCTACCATGTGGGATAGCGATGGCACTGAGTGGCCTTTATATATTAAAGGAGAAGCTATTGAAATGAATAGGGGAGATGCTGTAATTTATCTTGGATGTGAAGATGAACATTGGAGAGAAGTTTTTACGGGGGATTATCATTTACAAACTTTTTTTCATTATGTTGATCAAGATGGTCCTAATAAAGATCATAAATATGATCAAATTAAAGTTCCACATCGTCAATATATGAAGTATAACCCAGAGGTATAGAATGAAAAAAGAAAAAGAAATTAAAGAACGTATAAATTTAAAAGATTCCATAGGTGTGTTTGATAATTTTATAGAGCCAAAATTATGCAAAACTTTAATAGGATTTTTTGAAAAACAAAAACCTAGTATAGGGTTTGATAGAATTGAAGGAGAGGGTGCTTTAGCAGCAACAAAAAAAGATGAATCAGTATCTTATAGTAAACATAATAATTGGACAAATGAGATGGATCAGTTATGTGGTAAAGTAAGACAAATGTTAGATATTTACATTCAAAAAACAGATTTTCTTAATTTTTCAGGCATAAGAGAACTTCATTTTACCAATACAAAAATTCAAAAAACACAACCTGGTGGAGGTTATCATGTGTGGCACACAGAAAGAAATTATCTTAATTATGGTTGCAGCAGAGCTTTAGTTTGGACTGTATATTTAAATGATATTGAAAAAGGAGGAGAGACAGAATTTTTAAATCAAAACCAAAGGGTCCCTGCAAAAACAGGACGCGGGTGTATTTTTCCAGCTGATTTCCCTTATGTTCATAGAGGTAATCCTCCTTTAGACAAAGACAAATACATAGTAACATCTTGGTTTTTAGCTACATAATATGGATTTTAAATTTACAGAGAAAAATCTAAAATTAAAATTTACTTGGAAAGAAATATTTTTCATAATTATAAGAAGAGGTCATTACGTTTTAAATAGAAAATCTTGCTATGAATTTATGACTGTTTTAACTGGTGTTATTCGAAAAGCCATAGATAAATATGGGGGAGCCGAAGAGCATGGGGTCCTTCTCGATAAAGATCGTCCTGATCAATACGAAAAATAGAACCTTTAAAACCTTTAAAATCTGTGATATTACGTATAACATTACAAAAAAAGGACTCTTATGCTACAAAAGATAGGTTTTCAGCCAGGTATAAATAAACAGATCACACCCACAGGAGCAGAGGGACAGTGGATAGATTGTGATAATGTTAGATTTAGATATGGAATACCAGAAAAAATAGGTGGCTGGAACCAATTAGGTGGTACAGGGTCTAATGAATTGACAGGTGCGGGTAGAGGGCTGCACCAATTTATAAATAGTTTATCTAGAAAATATTCTATCATAGGAACTAATAGAATATTATACGCTTTTTCTGGAGGTGTGTTTTATGACATACATCCAATTAAATCCACAACGACATTAACAAGTGCTTTTACCACGACTAACGGATCNCCAACTGTTACGATAACTTTTAGCACATCTCACGGTATTAATCCTCAAGATATAATATTATTAGATAATTTTTCTACCATTACTGATTCTAATTTTAGTTCCTCTGATTTTGACGATAAAAAATTTATGGTTACCACAGTTCCAAATGCAACAACTATTACAATTACAATGCCATCAAATGAGTCAGGATCTGGTGCAACAACATCAGGTGGTATTAGAGTACAGCATTATTATCCTGTAGGACCAGCGGTGCAAGCAAAAGGATTTGGTTGGGGTCTAGGATCTTGGGGTGGTGAAGATACTTCTGCTTTATTAACAACTTTAAATGGAGCGTTATTGGATGATACCGCAGGAACAGGTGGATCAGGAACATCTATAACTCTAACTGATGCCTCACAGTTTCCAAGTTCAGGTACAAACTTTATTCAGGTTGGAAATGAAGAAATTTCTTACACAGGAATATCTGGAAATAATTTAACTGGTATTACAAGAGCTGTTAGAAACTCTACAAGGTCAGCACATAGTGATGGTGCCACAGTTACAAACTCGTCAGACTTTGTTGCGTGGGGTGAGGCAGCGTCAGGTGACTTAGTATTAGAACCAGGTATGTGGTCTATAGATAACTTTGGTGATAAAGCTATATGTTTAATTCATGATAGTGCAGTTTTCTCATGGGACTCTAGTTTATCAAATGCCACTGAAACAAGAGCTGCAATTATAACTGGTGCACCTACCGCATCAAGACATATGGTTGTATCAACACCGGATCGTCACTTAGTATTTTATGGGACAGAAACGACTATTGGAGATGTATCAACACAAGATGATATGTTTATTAGATTCTCTGACCAAGAGGATATAAATACGTATACACCAACAGCAACCAATACAGCTGGCACACAAAGACTGGCCGACGGATCACAGATCAGAGGAGCGATCAGAGGTAGAGATGCTTTATATGTATGGACTGATACCGCATTATTTACACAACGTTTTGTTGGATCTCCATTTACATTTGCATTCGCACAGGTTGGAACTAACTGTGGACTTGTTGGACAGAACGCATGTGTTGAGGTTGATGGTTCTGCATATTGGATGTCAGAGAATGGTTTCTTTAGATATGCTGGTAAATTAGAATCACTACCATGTTTAGTAGAAGACTTTGTATATAACAATATAAATCTAGACTCAGGTAATCAGATGGTATCTGCTGGATTAAATAATTTATTTGGTGAGGTTATGTGGTTTTATCCAGAGTCTAATTCTTCAGTAGTAAATAGAATGGTTGCATATAATTATTTTGATTCATCACCACAGAGACCAGTGTGGACAGTTGGTAGTTTAGCAAGAACAATGTGGAGAGACTCTGCAGTATTTGGTAAACCACACGCTTTAGAATACGATGCATCTACTGATACATCTTTTGATGTGGTTGGAAACACAGAGGGTAGAACATCTTATTATGAACATGAGACGGGAGTAGATCAAAATAGAAACGGAACTATTACTGCAATCACTGCAAATATTATATCTGGAGATTTTGATATTACAGCTCAAAGAACTGCACAGGGACAACAGACTGGTGTTGCAACATTTAGAGGAGATGGTGAATTTATAATGAAGATAAGAAGATTTATACCTGATTTTATATCACAAACAGGAACAACTAGAGTTACATTAAATTTAAGAAATTTTCCAAACGATACAGCAGCTAGCTCATCACTAGGACCATTTGATATAACGTCCTCTACACAAAAAGTAGATACACGTGCTAGGGCAAGAGCTATTGCATTAAAAGTAGAAAACACAGGATCTAGTCAAAGTTGGAGACTTGGAACTTTTAGATTAGATACACAACCAGATGGACGTAGATAATGGCAAAGATAGTACAGGTATTAACAAGACCAGCAAAAGAATATGATCTGTCAACAGCAGAGGCACAGGTTAGAGATCTTGATGCGATTGTAGAAAAATTAAACTCTACATTTCAAGAGGAACTAAAACAGGAGGTAGAAGCATTTAACTTCTTTATAAATTAATGGCTAATAGTTTTAAAAATAAAAAAGTAGATCTAACAACAACTGATCTTACAACATTATATACGGTGCCAACTGCAACAACTACTGTGGTTAAATCTATATTAGTATCAAACGATGCAGGATCTAGTTGTAATCTAGATGTAACTTTAGTAGATGCATCCTCTAATATATTTAGTTTATTTAAAACTAAAGCAGTAGATACTAATACTACAACAGAACTTTTAACTCATCCTCTTGTAATGGAAGAGAGTGAGATACTTAAAGTACAAGCTTCTGACGCGAACGAGCTGCACGTCATAGCTTCAA